ACGGCGGTTTGGACTTATCCTCCACTACGGATATTACGGCATTCGTCCTGGTGTTCCCACCGGAAGATGAGAGCGAAAAATACATCATCCTGCCGTACTTCTGGATACCGGAGGACAACCTCGACCTTCGAGTCCGGCGCGACCATATGCCATACGATGTGTGGGAACGACAAGGATACCTCCAAACCACCGAGGGTAATGTAATCCACTACGGCTACATCGAAAAGTTCATCGAAAGCCTGGGTGAGCGTTTCAATATTCGGGAGATCGCCTTCGACCGTTGGGGCGCTGTGCAGATGGTCCAGAACCTGGAAGGCATGGGCTTCACGGTCATTCCCTTCGGACAGGGCTTCAAGGACATGAGCCCTCCGACCAAAGAGCTGATGAAGCTGGTCTTGGAGGAACGCATCGCCCACGGCGGCCATCCGGTTCTCCGCTGGATGATGGACAACATCTTCATCCGCACCGACCCTGCCGGAAACATCAAGCCGGACAAAGAGAAATCCACTGAGAAAATCGATGGTGCCGTAGCGACCATTATGGCACTTGACCGTGCTATCCGCTGTGGAAACGACAAGACCGAGTCTGTTTATGACAGTCGAGGGCTGCTATTTATTTAGCTTGCTTCGAGCATTGCCGATGTTGCACCTTTAGTTGCAGCTTCAATTGCATCGCATACAAACTGGCGAATTACCTGCAGGCTTTTGCCGGTATATGTATCACTTTTTAATGTTGAATCATAGTACATGATACCGTCCTCCAGCCGTTTGGTAATCAGACCAGCTTGTTCAAGGTCACAAATGTAACCATCAAATTCACCCTGACTGGCGTAACACGTATCTTTGGTGATATGCCTTCGTTGAATACACGCTTTGACGATGTGAGCACGAATTTTGTCCGCCGAGAGTTCAGGTTTCAAAGACCCTTCACAATATGGACGTCGTGCTGAATCGGGGAACACTGTGTCAGATAGTGATTCGCCTCTAATGATGCCAGGTATCAAATCACGCTCTATCCATTGTTCCACATATTTAGCTTTCGTCACGCCAACTTTTTTCATGTACTCTTTCATATTCATCATTAATTATCGCCCCTTTCTTTATGATTTAATTATAGCAAAAATGGTGTCCAATAAGCTGGACAGAAGGAGGATTTATGTCAGTATTTTCAGGGCTGTTCAAATCCAGGGACAAGCCTCAAAACCGCACGACGGGTAGCAACTACGCCTTTTTTATGGGCGGCACGACTTCCGGCAAAGCGGTGACGGAACGCTCCGCCATGCAGATGACCGCCGTGTATTCCTGCGTTCGAAT